AAGGTTGGAACAGTATTAGGATTCGAACCACCTAAGCTTCTAGCAAATGGTTGTTCTTGCCCACATTCAATATCAACCACATAAAGATTATCTTGGACATATTTTTAGATGGGGATTTGCTTCTAGGTTTGTTAATAAGAAATCAAAAGTGCTTGACATTGGATGTGGGCAAGAACAACCATTTGCTAGAAGCTTAGGTGGTTCGAATCCTAATACTGTTCCAACCTTGTATTTGGGAATTGATCTCAATAAGATCAGTATGCCTGTTACACGTAAAAACTTTTATGTTATGGATGAAACCAATTTCATTGATGAGTATAAAAGAATTAGAGATGAATATGGAAGGTTCAGTATTATTGTTAACTTTGAAGTTTTTGAACACATGAGTCTTAAATTTGGTCGTAAACTTTTAAAACGAATACGGAAAATGCTGGATAAAAAAGGTGTATTTATATTCAGTACTCCTATATATTCAGATCAATACAAAATGGCTAAGAATCATATTAATGAAATGCGAAAGTCTGAACTAGAAGATGAGTTGCATAAAGCTGGTTTTAAGATCATACAGCAGTTTGGAACGTTTGGAAATTGGAATGATCTTAATAAAGTTATGACTAATGAAGAAAGAGATTTGTATAAGACTGTTGGTAAGTTTTATGGGAATGAATTACTAGGATGTTTTTTATCTCCAAAATATCCTGAAGCAGCTCGCAATGTAACTCACATCTGTGTAAGAGATGATGATGACAGAGATGAGTGTGAATTTAAGGAGTCAATAATAGCATGAAAGGAATTATTGTTTTAGATGGTCCAGATGGTGTTGGAAAAACAACACTAGCAGAAGCATTTAAACTTTTATATAATGCAAAAATAATACACTCATCTTGGACACCTGAACTAGAAATACATATGGACAAGTTTCATATTGATCAAGTTACCAAAGCCATTTACCATAGTCAAACAGAAAACAGGATTGTTATACTTGATAGACTATGGTTAAGTGACTTGTGTTATTCTGAAGTGTATAGAAAAGGAACAAACTTTAAAGGGTATCATAATAAGATCTGTGATATGCTTGAAAATATAAATGCTCTTAATGTGGTATGTTTACCATCAGATAGAATAAAGTATAAAGAGCATTTTTATGGGTTGGTAAAAAAGCGTAATGAAATGTTTCATACTAAAATGCCTTATATCTATGACGCATATTGTTATTTATATTGGGGAGAAAATACATTCTCATTTAAAGATGAAGAGTATGCTAGTCAATTTTCAGGACTTTGTAGGCGAGAAGACTATATTCGATTTGATTTATTTGAATGGGATGGCAATAGGAATGTAAGAGCATTTGCCAATATATGTATTGAAAAATTAATTGAATTAAAAGGTAATGAGACATGAGTGCAAATTTGGCATGGAATAAAATGTTAAGTAAAGTATTATCTTTTGGAAAGCAGTGTTATCCAAGGAATAAAAAAACACTTGAAGTACTATCACATACTTCTGTTATAAATATGAACTATCCAGTTATTACTATTCCAGAAAGAAAAATGAATTATAGTTTTATGTGTGGTGAAGCATATTGGATATTATCTGGAAGTAATAAAGTAAAAGACATTGAACCATTTATGAAAGCCATAACAAAATTTAGCGACAATGGAATTCATTTTGATGGTGCATATGGACCAAAAGTTGTAGATCAATTAAACTATGTTTGTCTTACTTTACTAAATGATATGGATTCTCGCCAAGCTGTACTTAATATATGGAGAGAAAACCCAAGAGAATCAAAAGATATTCCTTGTACTCTTAGTTTACAGTTTACTATAAGAAATAATAGACTACATTGTATAGTTAATATGAGATCATCAGACGGATGGCTTGGATGGGTATACGATATATTTAATTTTTCTATGATATCTGCATGGGTAGCAATTTATCTACGACAGAATAATGGATTTCATAATTTACAACTTGGTAATTTACATTTGCATGCTGGCTCACAACACTTATATCAATCAAATTGGCAAATATCTATAGATATTGTAAAGCAATTAATTAAGAAAAATACATATAAAAATATAGAATTTAATATTGATGCTTATAAATTACCTGAACAATTGGTTGAAGATTTATTTGACTGTGGGATGGGAAGTAATTCTTTTCAAGATAGTTTCTTTCATGATATAGCAATGATAAGAGGTAAGAAATGAGACCTGATATAACTACTTATTTTTTGCAGATGGCAATGTTGACATCAACTAGAGCAACGTGTTGTAGAAGGCAAGTTGGATGTATCCTTGTCAATGAGAGGAACCATGTGATAGGAACTGGATACAATGGTACTCCAGCAGGTACAAGGAATTGCACAGATGATGATCCATGTCCTGGGGGTGTATTTCAATCAGGGGAAGGTTTAGATAAATGTCGTGCAGTACATGCAGAAGCAAATGCATTGCTTCAATGTAAAGACGTATGGGAAATAAAAACAGCTTATACAACTGTATCACCATGTATCCATTGTGTGAAGCTTCTTATGAATACATCATGTGAGACTATTGTATTTTCTGAGGAGTACCCACATGTTGAAGCTATGGAGATGTGGGAGAGTTCTGGAGGGATATGGATACTGATCAAATAATGATCAGTTATAGAACGCTCTAGGATCATCCGTATCGCGATTCATACTTAGACCTATATGAACATACTAGATTCATATAGAGTCGCGACTCTGTTGACCCTAGAGCGCGTCAGATGATTCTATATCTCAAGTTCTGGAAGGAAATAGGTACTGATCAGTTATAGGACGCTCTAGGGTACGTTCTGTCGTGATTTGTTATTAGACCTATACAAACATATTAAATTCATATAGAATCGCGACTCTGTTGACCCTAGAGTGCCCTGCTTATTATTCAACAAGCTTTATGTGAGGCATATCAGGAAATCCTTTCCACAATCCACCCCATGCGATACTGTACCCTAGCTTCTGCGCAGCTTGGAAGTATGCACATGCTACCATTGCCATATGTCCATGATCCCAACTAGCCTTACCATCAACATACGCATAGAAATCTAATGCCATACCAAGTTGATGCTCGCTGATGTTTACATAGCCGTCACACTTTGATGCACCCTCACGGTACAATTCATTCTGGCGATCAGCAGGTCTTAATCCAGCATCTCTTGGATGACCGAAGTCTACAACAGTTAAACGAATAGCTAAGTCATCGATCTCAATTAATCTCTGATCAACTCCTTTTCGTCGCTCTAATGATTGCTTGCTAAATTGAAATGCCATTATGCTTCCAAAGCTGTAAGCCTTGCCTCCATGTTATCCATCTGGGTTTGCATTTCATCTATTTTAATTTCTGCAGTTTCCAGCGCATCAACAGAATGTTTAAGAGCTGATGTTAAGTAAGGAACTACTACTGATAAATCAACTCCCTGATAGACTATATTGCCTTCATCATCCCTCTCATCCTTCTTACCTGAAACGGCTTTTGGTATATGCTCCTGAAGTTCGTGTGCTAAAAATGACCATTGTATTCCACCACTAGGATCATCTAGCCAAGTATGCATTCCGGGATTTAGATTCTTTATTAAATTGAAAGCTTCTAATCGACTTATTGGAGTTGGGTTGGATTTCAATCTATAGTCAGAAGAGGTTAAGTACTGTGTACTGGAGGAATTAGAGTTTATTCTTCCTACTGTGACCCCAGAAGCATTTACACAGACAAAATAATTGCGGAAAGTTCCAGAAGTATTGTCAGTTCTTTTTACCCTGACTCCAGCAAATATATCAGTATCTCCCACAATACTTAAACCAAATACACTGGTTACAAAAGCAGAGTTAAAGTCTACCCCAAACTCAGCGGTCTGCATTACTACAACATCATCTTTTAACAGTTGAAATCCCGCACCATCGGTAGTATCCCTTATTGTTTTAAATACTGGCTTGAGTGATGACCCAGTTCCAATCTCTTCTATTACAACTCCTACTCCACCCTCATTAGTAATAACTGATTGAAGCTTAAGCTGTTTATTTTCATCCGCTTTTATAACTGGGCTGGTTCCAGAACTGCCATCAATGATAAGGCCACTGTTTAAACCCTGTATAATTGCTCCTGCTAGATTTGCAATTACTTTTATTTGTCCATCAAAACGTAAGTCCTTAGCATAGTCTTCCATAATAAAAGCATCGCTACCAGAAATAAACCGTAATTGAAGTTGACTGCCTGAAGTAATATCACCTACTCCAACTGATCCACCACCCAGTGGTATAATGGATTTGATCCCAAGACCAGCAACATTAACCGTAGGAGTTGTAGTTAAGTTATCGGCCACTGGAACAAATCTAACTACCATTCCATTTGTATAAACTGTGGGTGATTGACGGCTACCAACTACAGTTATAGAATAGGCATCTGCAACACCAGCATCAAGATAGAAATTTCCGGCAGATACATAGTTAGCTAAGCCCTTTCCCAACTGATTAAGGTCTGCTCCGGAAAGAAGAATCCCAAATGATTCAATAATATTTTGAATCTCAGTGGGCATCTGGTTCCATTCAGGAGCAGTTAAACTATTACCCGTAATCTTGTCATTTAAGTCTTGCATTTTTTTAAATCCCTAGTTATATTGAATCAAACCTTACATCACAATTAGCCGGCCTGGCTTTCTTAAATATACATTCAAGTAATGCGATAATGTCATTACCAAATACGAATGGGAATATAAAAGGAAAACCAGACTCCGGGGTAAACTGGATAACGATAGTAAAGCGAGCAGTCTTATCTGGAGTAATGGGGGGGGACACCGCAGCATCTAACCCACCCAGTACTATAACTGTCTGACCAAATAGAGCAGCAACACTTACGAAATCAGGGGCTGTTTGTAAACTCATTCCAGCCAACTTGACTACTACGTTTCTACGCCTTTCTATAACAGTAGAACCTTCAACTGAAAAACATTCATCAGGTATATTTAATGCACGTTCCCACTCTTCCAAAAAGTCCGTAGTTTCATCGGGATAGTATTGTTCATTGTATCCTCTTAATAATTGATTGGCTCTGAATGCCTCTTCAGCTAAACCATTTATCAAAAACCTAAGGTTACTAGAAGGCTCATCTTTAGCCCGAAACATTCTACCACCTGGCAAATAACCCGCCAAGCTCTCAGCAAAGTCTGAAACATTTTTGAAGTTAAAAAGGTTCATGGATAAGTTACCGTTCCAAGAGTTCCAATTTGCCCAGATGTAATAACCACATCACTAGTGGGAGTTGAAAGTGTAAACGATATAACACCATTACCATCCTCATCAATAGTACTTTGAATTGCGGTAATGAATTTCTCCTCTGTGATATTCACTCCAACTTCTGTTTCTTCCGCAAAGAACTGAGCCAAGTTTGCAGATATAGCGGTTTGCATTGCTGCGGTATTTGGAGTAAGTTCTGTAAAAGTAAATGCAGTGGGTACAGCAGTAGGAGCTAGCACAATCACATCAGCGTCAATAGTATTAGCCGGTTTGATTAATAGGATATTATCCTTAACCTCTGTGACTTCACTGCCCGAAGGAATTGGATCAGCGTCATTGTCCCTCATAAAATATATGGTTACTTGGCCTACTAAGGGAGTAGTCTCCTGAATGAAGGTTCGAGTTACCCCATTAATCTCACGGGCCTGCTCATCTATAGCTGCGACATTAAAATTAGCCACAGGATTTTGAATCTTTTCAAGAAGTCTAATTCGCAATGCAGCGTCAGATTCCTGGTCAGTTCCACCCCCCACCTCAGCAAAATCCACATTGGCAATTGTGTCTACACCTACAAGGGGGCTTTGCAATGATAAGGGTGTATCAAGGGTAAGGTTTACATTTATATCATTAACAGAATCTTGGAATAGCTGTGACTCCACTGGTACTGATGCGAAATCAAAATCTACAAAGATGGTTCCTGTAGCAGGTGATCCCGGAGGAGGCCCAACCAATAAAATAACATATGTAAATGTTTTTAATCCAGTAACCTGGATCTCGACATTCGTTTGATTATAATCTGGTTCATTAGCTCCAGAAATTGTTACCTTAACATTACTACCCAAGTTATGATCATCAACTGTTGTAAGCGTAGCTACCAATTGAAAAAGGGTTATACTAGCGACACTAAGTTGTACGGCTGTAATTACTGCTGAGCTTTGTGATTCAAAAATTAAACCATCGCTAGTAATGTATTGTGTATTGATTGGAATGGAAGATGTAACTATCCCTGTGGCTGCAATATTACCTGACGACTTAGTTGCAGCTAGTCGTGACTTCCCAAATATTCCTGCCCATCTTTCGAGAAAGGTTTCAGTAGCAGTATCAGGAAAGCTTTGACGTATACCCTCAGTTAGTTGTAGATAGAAATCAAATACACGGTTAGCATAACTAGTAACAATGGCACCAATAGCACTATTCTTTAAATTGGGATTTGATCCCTGCCAAGAACGTCTAACATCCGTCTGGGCTCTTTGTATAACCTGTTCTGAAGTCTCAGGGATATCAAGTGGCACTATTACTTACTCCTGTATTATTCCATAATTCAAAAAACCTTTGATCGACTTCTGAATTAGGTCTCTGAATATTTATTGTTAGTCCAATTCCACCATTTAAAAGTGAAGCCTTAGCACTGATACTTCCCACGGCGAACCCGTCATCGATTAACCATTGAGTAGCTAGAACTGCTTCACTCTGAATATTATTTAAAGTTGTTCTTGTAAGTTTTGCTTGCTCATATAACCAGATCTTAGAGCCATTCTCATAGGTACTAAACTCATTGCCTATCCAACCCCTTCTACGACTGGATACAGGAACCTCAGCAGGTAGTGCTCGACGCTCACCAAGGATACTATATATCAATGACGTATCAAAAAAATCACCATTGGCTATATCACCATTGTCGTCGAGTTCAATATCATAAACTCCAAATTCATCAGTTCTCATTAAAACATCTGTTGTCATACTGGTGTACCTGTTGGTGATACTGCACCTGTTGGAGCGGTTGCAGAACCGCTATGTGTATGGGTATCACTAATGTCTTTTCCATTACTGGTGACTATTGCTGATAGAGTAGTATCACCTGCAACATCTATATTACCTATCACAGTAAGGTTTCCAGACATTTCAACTTCGGGAGAAGTTATTGTCACCTTGGTATCATTTGTAATCTCAATACCAGCTCCATCAGCTAGGAACTTGATTAAAGTATTAGACCCAGGTTGATATACAGCAACTTCGCCTTCTTTAAGGTCAGGGCGAGTAAAAGGATTAAAAGGAATACCTGCTTTATCTTCAGCATTACCATTAACATGAAGCATTAAAACAAAAGATTCATCAGGTTTGGCATTAGCATGATACCCATAAGGATATACAACTAAGCATTTAGATACTTTTCCTCTATAAGTAATCTGCTGAATAAACCACTGAGCAATACTATCACCAGCCTTAGTTATTTTAGCCCATCCTATCATTATAAAAATCCCTGACCAGTACTAGATATTTCAGTGGGTTCTTCTAAGATAAGTGTATAAGCACCCGGCTCAACAAAAGTTACTTTAGACTTTTCTCCGCCACTATTGTCTAATTGAAATACTATGGAGTTTATTAACATATTTCCTTCAATACCAGCAAACTCATCTACTACTGGAATTAGTTTATTGACTTCCCAGATATCAGAACTTTCTTTAATACCATCGACACTAAACCCTATAAGTTCAGCAGTATACAATCGACCTCTAGCTTTTCTAATATTAGCTTCCCATTGAGCTCTATTAAAATTATCACCATCACTAAATGATGACTCAGCACTTAAAATTAATTGGCGGCCTTTTCTTATTTCAGAATCAGAAATCCCTCCGCTTCGATCCACGACGGAGTCGAGGTCAGTCAAACCAGCGCTTCCCAAAGCGGAAGGATTACCTTGTGACGTGAGCTTATAAAAGTTATACCTTCCGGTATTATCATAACTCACAGTAGCATTTAAAATATTGTTGTCATCATTTGTTAATAAAGTATTTTGAACTCTTATATTTGGTAATAATTCTCCAGAACCTTGTGCTATTACTATGTTACCTTCACCATTAGAAGTAAGTAACACTTGCCGTT